TATTGCTGCACCATCAGGAACAGATAATGTACAATGGAGATTAACATACACTTTTGGTACAGATGATGCAACACTAGATGCTGTTACTACTATTGATTCTGCTGATACACCATTTGATACACAATATGAATTTAAGCGTACAGATGTTGTAGTTATATCAGGAACAAATAGAACTATAGGACAACAGATGCTTTTTACTTTAGAACGAGTGGCTTCTACTGGTGATGCTTATGCTGGAGATGCTTTAATAGCTACTACTGGTATACATTATGAAGTTGATACAGTAGGTTCAAGACAAATAATAATTAAATAAATTTAAGGAGGAATTAAAATGGACATAACAATTAAAGACATACCAACTCAAGCTCAAGCAGATAGAATTAAAGCAACTGCTATGAGACTTATAGTAGACATGGAGAAACCAAAAATAACAGAAGAAAAACAAACAGAGTATGAGACTAAGATAGATAATATCTTTGTAGCTAATGGACTAGATAAGAAGTTTGAAAAAGTAGCAGTAATAGAAAAAGTTAAATAGATAATGGACGACCAACATAAAGATAAGTTAATTCAGAATATGCATGTTAAGTTAAGATTTTTACAGAGAGATTTGTGGAAATCAGTTAGATGTGCAAATATTAGAATTAAATTTTTGCAAAATGATTTAGATAGATTAATAACTTCAGAGGAGGTAAACGAAGATGGAACAACAAAAACCAATGGACCCAAAGGAAGCTTTGATGGTTCTAGATAAAATAGGAAGCGTCTTTAAAGGATCACGAGAAGACCACGATACAATAAAGAGAGCATTGATGGCATTAGCAAATATTGTTAATCCACCAGCAAAAGTAACAGAAGAAAAAAAGATTGAGAAGAAGGCGTAAAGCCTTCATTTTTTTCTTAATTATATAATTACGATAATAAAGTTTAAATATTAATAAAAATATATTTTTCTATGTCAAATTTAAAAAGTAAAGGTGACTTAAAATGACCGATATATCTAAGACAGAAAATTTATGTGAGTTTATGGTCCCGATTTCTGAAGCAGTAACAGTTGGTGAAGATTTCGTTATTAAAGGCATTGCTATAAACTCAACAACAACACGTAATGGAGTAAAATATACAGCTGAAGAATTATCTAAGGCTGCACATACATTAACAGGTAAACCTATTCTAAAAGACCATGAAAATTCTATTGACAATATTATTGGTAGAGTAAAGAGTTCATCTTTTAATAGTAGTTTACAAGCTATCCCATTTGAAGGAAAGATAATGGAGAAAAAATATCAAGATATGATAAAAGATGGCAGAATCAATAGCGTTAGTATAGGTGCTATGGTTAAAGAAGTAGCAGAAGAAAAAGTAAGTGAAGATTCTAATGAAACAGTATTAGTGCCTAGAGGTATTGATTTTGTAGAGTTAAGTCTTGTCGCAGTTCCAGCAGACCCAAATGCAAATTTTGCGAGAGCGATTTGTGAGAAGTTTGCTAAAACAGATCAATTAAGTGAATTAAAAGATTTAAAGAAAAATATTGAAAAACTTGAATTGGAAACAGGAATTTTTAAATGTAGAAAAGAAATGGATTCAAGGAAAGAAAAACAAAATAGGAGGTTTTCTAAATGACTGAAACAGAAGAAATGAAAGCTCAGTTGTCTGAATTGAAGGAAGAGTTAAAAACTCTGAAAGAACAAGAAGACGCACCTGCAGTGGAGCCAGTAGTAGAGGAAGAAAAAGAAGCGGAAGCTCCAGCTGAAGAAGTAAAAGAACCAGTAGAAGAAGTAGCTGAAGAAAAACCAGCTAAAGAACCTGCTGAAGAAGTTGCTGAACCAGTTGCAGAAGAAAAAGCTGACATTTCAGAAATAAAAGATAGCATTGGAAAAATGCTAAAAGAACTAAAGACAATTAAAGCGTCTAAAGTTAAACTGAAAGGAAAAGTAGTACAGGAAAAAACAGATTCTAGTTTTAATGATTACATGTTTGAAAGAACAGAATTTGGAAAAGGGTTTTCAATGTATGCAGACCCTGCAAAGTTGGATGCAACTAAATACCAACGATTAGTGAGGTGAATGAGAAATGGTTATGAATCCACTCGGAGCAGTACCAATACTTGATGGTGGCACTCCAAGAACAATATCAGGATATGCAAAAGAAATTATTTCAGGTGGAATGTTTGTTGCAGCTTCAGGCGCAACAGGTGTAGTTTCATCAGGAGCAACTTCAGTAGCAACAAGTGACATCGAGTTCCAAAACGGTGCAAGTGGTGCCGAATTTACAGGAATCGCTATGAATACTGCAGCTTCAGGTGCATTATTAACAGTAGCAACTCGTGGTGTATTTATTGTTCCAACAGATGCAACAGTAGATGCAGGAGTATTAGTAAGATGCGATGGACAGCAAGTCCAAGCTTTAGGTTCTATAGCAGGCAATTTAGCCTCACAGCAACCAATAGGTAGAGCATTAACAGGAGGAGCATCAGGCGGATTTTTGCTTGTTGACATCCACGGATGAGGTGAAGAGAAATGACACTAGAATATCTTAAAGAATATCTAAGCACAGCAGACGGAACTGAAGGAAGTTTGTTAATTGCGAAAAAGATTTACGACACTCTTATTGAGGAAGTGGATAAGAATCTTATCCCTAGAAGCGAAGCAGGATTATATTTTGGACCAGGAGACATTCCAGGCTCTAGTATAGACATAGATTTAGCAACCGCAAATACAATGGACGTTAGAATTGTTTCAGAAGGAGCAGAAATCCCAATGGACCAAGTTGCTTATACAAGCACAAATCTAAAACCAGTTAAATACGGTGTAGCTATTAGAATCACTAGAGAGCTATTGGAAGACGGTAAGTGGAACTTACTGCAACACAATGTTAAAGTAGCAGGAAAAAGATTAGCTGAAAACGAAACAAGTTTAATATTAAACTCTTTCGCAGACGCATCCAATACTGTAACAGGTGGAGCAGCAGCAACTATTGCTAACATTACAAGAGCAATGCAGTACCTTGATGATGCAGATTATCAACCTACTACATTATTTATTGGAATGGAATTCCTTAACGACCTAAGAAACATCGATACATTCGTTGAAGCTAACAAAGTAGGTAATACCGAAATGCTTCAAAGAGGGTTCGTAGGAACAATCTATGGTTTGAACGTAATTAAATTTTCAACTAACGCAGCACCAAGTACAACTTGGAGCAAATACGGTATCGTAACAGACAAAATGCATGCATTTGCAATTGCTGAAAAGAGACCAGTATCAGTTGAGAACTTTGATTTGCCAACATACGATATGAGTGCAGCAGCTGTAACTCAAAGGCTTAAAATTGAATTAATTAGAGCCGACGCAGTTTGTAAGATAACTACTTCTTAAAGTAGTTAATTTTTTTATTTTTTTTATTTTATTTAAATTAAACCGAATGGCTGGTAGTATGCCAGTGATTTATATTAAATCGAGTAGGTGAAAAATTATGACAAAAGACGGTCTTAGAAGACGAAATTATAGAGTAACAAATTTAGATGTTGCTGGTTCAGCATCAATAAATAATCTTGGTGTTACAGGTTCATCAACCATTTCAGGTTATGTGGATGCAACATTAGGTTCTATCACAGCTGGAGTATTAGAAGCATATAATGATTTTACAGTAAATGATTCTATAATTACAGGGATAAATAATGAAGAAGGAACAAGATTTTGGAATGTTCCAGCTGAAGCAGTTATTTCTGGCGGAATGTGGGTTGCAGGAAGTGCAGCTAGTGGAACAACTATGAGTATGGTAGCAAAACCATGCACAGGTCCATCAATGGTGCCTTTAGGTATTCAAATAGGAACTGTAGCAAGTGGAGCATTTGCAACAATTCAAGTTAAAGGTCAAAATAATTCTATTATAGCAGACGCAACAATATCAGCAGGCGATTCTGTTTCAATGGGTTCTGGTGCAGCACTTAATACAGCTTTAATAACAGCAGTAGCTGGTAGAGGAAGAGCAATAGCTTTAAGAGGAGCAGGTTCAGAAGGATTATTATCAGTTTATCTAATGTAGGTGATTATAATGACAAAGAAAAAACAATCAAATTTAAATAACAAAGTTGAAGAAGTAGCAAAGGTAATTAAAAAGGTACTTAAAGAAGTTCCAGTAGAACTTATATGCCCAAGATGTGGAGCACAAATGGTTATTACAGGTGGTGGTCCTTCTGGTTCAGATTTACATTGTAATAAATGTGGATTAAATAATACAAAGGTGATATAGAATGACAACAGGGAGCACAGTAAACGGATTAGTTCCAGGAATGAGAGACCATTTAGGTGGTGGAACTGCAATTATGTATGTTTTAGGTAATCCAAGTGGTATTGTTTGTCCAGCTGCAGAAGGAGCAGGAGAAGGACAAGGAGTAAGTGGTGGAGTTATTGCATATGATAATGCAAACAATACTTATTATGTTAATGATTCAGGAACAGATTGGCTTCATTTAGGAAGTGTAGATTTTTAGGTGAATAAGATGGGATTATGGGATTTGGGTTCAATTTCTGATGCCGTATATAGTTTGGTAGAAGATATACCGACTAGCATTAGTGGAACAAGGTTGTTAGAGATAGCAGATCAAAAACGTGAGTATGTTGAACAATATACAGGTGCAAGTATTGGCTCTAATTCTATTGCTCTTCAATTTCAAGGACCATTAACAAAACTTACAGCCGCAGAAACATTAAATTATATGCAACTCATAGGAGCAGATGTTTCATCAGTTAAGTTAGGAGATTTTTCAGAGAAAAAAGGTGCCGACAGCAATCTTAATACTGTCGCAGATAATTTCAATAAATTAGCTATGATAGAATTGAATGCGTTTGGTGTAGATGTTAGAAGTTATAAATCAAATGGATGATGAGGAATGATGAATATGAAGGAAGAACTTAAAGAATGGCAGAGACAGAATGGTAACGTTACATATACCACTAAAGAATTAATTCAAGGCATCCATGTTAAAGTTGATAATTTAGATAAAAAGATTTCAAATCAATTAGGAGCTTGCTCAGCAAGATTTATTAGTAGAACTACATTTTGGAGTGTTGTTGGATTGCTAGCTTCAGGAGTAACAGCAGCATTTGCAGCGGTAATAAATTTTTTCAGAGGGTGATTATTATGACGAAAATAAAATTAAAATGTGTTAGTCCATTTCAGCCACAAGGAATAGTTGAAGTTGAACAAAAAGAAGTTAAATCATTATTAGAAACAGGGCATTACTTACTTATAGAAGATACATCAAATAAGACAGAACTTAAAAAAGATTTAAGCAAGAAGGAACTTAAATATGGTAAAAGCGAATGAATTGCAGAATACCATTCAAGATGTAATCAACACAAATGGTACTTCTGCTAGATTTAGATATTATAGTATGACAGACACTGATTCGTCTTATGATGATAGTTATGAATATGCTCAATCTGGTACAGATGTTTGGGTGTCAGGACTACAGCAACCTATTAAAGGTGCCAGAGGTAGCTCAGAAGCTAGATTAATTGAACAAGGCAAACTAACAACAGAAGATAGTAGATTATATGTTCTAGGTACAGTGGTGACATCTGGAGCAGCTATTAAGATAGGATTAGGTTCACCAAATACTAAACAATTTTCATTATTAGGAGAAGGTATTGAATCATGGCCAATAGGTAGTGAAATAGTATATAAAAAAATGTTTATTAGAGAGTTGCCGACTGGTTCTTTAGATAAAGAGGGATAAAGAATGAGCGTTAAAATTTTTGGAGTTAATAAGGCAATTGGATATCTAGGAGCTAGAGGAAAAGCTGTTAATAGTGGAGTTAAAGATGCAATTACTCAAGCAACATTATATGTAGAAGGTCAAGTTAAAGATAGTGTTTCAGGAAGAAATGCAGAACCACGAAGTGTTGATACTGGTAGATTTTTAGGGAGTATCACATCAAATACAAGAGGAGATACAGGAGTTGTGTCTAGTAATGTTGAATATGCTTCAGTATTAGAATATGGTTCATCAAAAAGAGTAGCAAGAAAACACTTTGGAAATACATTAGCTAGATCCAAAGATAAGGTACAAAGTTTCATCAGAGATAAGGTAAAAAAGGCTACAAAGTTATAATTATATAATTAGGTTAATAAATTTTAAATAAAGTAAAAAATATATTTTATTAGACAGTCAATGCGAGATTGTTTTAATCCAATGCGAGGAAAGAAATGGCAGTTGCAAGCAGCACATTAATAAGTGACACGGTACTATTTGTAAGGAATTTACTTCGTACTAATGTGACCGATCCTATTGGAGGCAATAGAAGTTCTACTTCTAAATTCGTTATGACTTCATATCCTAGAAGGAAAGTCGAATATCCATTAATAACAGTTAAATTAACTGATTTGATTTCAAGCAAATTAGGTATGCAAACAGACGACCAATTAGTAAATAGTGAATTGGAAGTCAGAGTATGGGCAAGAAATGTCCAAGAAAGAGATGAACTTACTCAGCAAGTTTATACAGTATTAAGAACTAAACAATCTACTGCAACTACAGGAAGTTATGCTAATAGTTTAAATGATTTTGCAGTTACATCAATGACAGATGTTGATGAAGATGGAGAACAAGCAATACGTTCAAAGATTATTATGATTAAATATATGTTTATATCAACTTAGGAAAAATGGAGGAACAATGAGTGAAGAAAAAATTGTTTATATTAATAGGCATAAGGTATTAGCCAATGTGCCAGATAGTTTATTAGAATTTAAAATTATGGAGGAATAAAATGTCTAGATATGTCGCAGATGGGAACAAATTTGGAATGTTAATAGAATCTGGAACTTATGCTACTACTTCAGGAGCTGGAATTTGGGTAGGACAAGTTCAAGACCATACACCAGATGAATCATTCCCAAGAGAAATGATTAGGTATCAAGGAGCAAACACTAGAAATGTTAGTAGCTTCGCAGATTTAGTAATAGATTTAGCAGGAACTTTTAACTATTATCCTCAGAATTGGAGAATGTTAGGTTATGCTTTAGGAAGTAATGTAGATGCTGGAGCAGCAGGAAGTTATACACACACAATGTCAGAAACCAACTCAACAGATGGTAATGCTTTTACAAGTGGTACAACTGCACCATTCATGAGCTTTGGATTAGTAGATGTACATCAATTTAACCCAACAGGACTTAATTTCATAAGAAATTATAATGGTTGTATGGTTGATTCGTTTTCACTTACTGCATCACAAGGTGAAATTTTAAATTGTGAAGTAGGATACATAGCACAAGAAGTATCAACAGGATCATCAGGTTTAGGAATTACAGTAACAGCAGATACAGCAAGACCGTATATTTATGCTGATACAGTAGTTCATTGGCCAAGTGGAACCAAAGTTGATTATGTCAACAGTTGGGGATTAACAATAAATAATAATTTGGAAGCGAAACACTATGCTAATGGAAGCAAAGAAGTTTACTTACCACAACCTTTAAACAGAGATTATGAGTTGTCAATATCTGTAGATTCAACGTCAGATAAGGCATACACTTATTATAATCAGTATTACAAAGGTGGAAGTGAGTTTAATTTATTGCTAGAAGTTAATATAGCAAGTCCAGCTAAGAAATTATTTGTTTCATTAAGTGGTTGTGAAATCACACAAATGGAAACACCGTCACCAATCGAAGGATTAGACGAACAAACAATGACAATAACACCAAAGACTTGTTCAGCAGTTGCGACCGACGCGATTTCCTCCTATAACCCTTGGTAGTAAGGATTATACGATACACTTATATACTACCTAGGGATTTATAACCTTAGGTGATATAAATGTTATCAGAAGAACATAAGAAAAAGATTAGTGAATCGATAAAGAGGAGATGGAAAGAAGGAAAACAAAAAACAGTTACTAAATGCTCAATTTGTGGAGCATTTTTAGGTAAAAACCATAATTGTGAAAATAATTGGAAAAAGATGAGTGAAACAAAAAAGAAAAATCCCACAAGATATTGGTTAGGAAAACATAGAAGTCGAAAAACAATAGATGCTATGCAGAGAGGGAGAGAATTATATGATGTTCCAAAAGGAAGTAATTCACCATTTTGGAAAGGTGGTAATCCTAGTCTCTGGAGAAATAATGCAAGAAAGATAATGGCAAAAAAATTAGGAAGAGAATTAAAAACAACAGAAATAGTTCATCATATTGATGGTGATTACACAAACAACACAATAAAAAATTTAGTTATTACTAATAGAAAAGAACACATAAACATTCATCGTCAAGATTTGATAGATGGATTAAACAAATAACTCAGAGGAGGTGCTTTAAATGGCATATTTAGACCTAAATCAGGCAGTCTTTCAGAGAGACGAAAACAAAAAGCTGATTCCACAGGAAGTGGTATTGGAATCACTAGATAGTAAACCACAAA